TCCATCCACGCCGCCTCAACATCTTCAATAAAAGCATGTGAATCTGCTTCCGACATCCCCAGCCAGCGCCAGTTGGGGCGATAACTCAGACGAAACATATGCCCGACGATATGGTCTTTATGAATTTCCACAGCATTCGCGGCAATGCCATTATTACGGACCAGATCATCCGCACGGGCATTACCCAACTGAATGGAAGGCAGCAGCGCCACATCGGCACTTTCCGGCGCAGGTAACCATTCCGCAAGCTGCCCACCAAATCCGGAGCCGCCACCGGAATATCCCATACTCTGTCGCAGGGGCTGTCCGTGAACATCTATCAACTCCACATTCACAGTCTCACTCCCACCGGACCGCGACGCCGTCCGGACACGCCCAGCGCACTCTCCAGCTCTTCAATGTATTGCCGCAGTTCACCAATCGTCGCACGCGAATACTGAACCTGCCGTCCGTTCCTGCCGACAGAAACCACAGCACGCCCGATCATCAGTTCATGTAATGCCCGACGCGCCTCGCAAAGCATTTCATGCGTATAAACCATCCTTTATCCTCCACTCAGTGCAGCCGCGATCTCTTCCATGCTCATATCATCCTCATCCTGCTCATCTCTTCGTGCCCTCGCCAGCGCTTCAAGGTCCAGTTGCCACCGCTGTACCGAAACGCGCAGGGCGGCATAAGCATATACCAGGCAGTCGAGGGCTTCGTTGCGTCGCCCTTTTTTATCCCACAGCAGTTTCACCCTGCCGTTAACCACCTTTTCCACCAGTTCTTCCGCTACGATTTGACGCGCCTCTTCTTCCGAAAAAATGTCCGGGTTATCCGGAAAACGGAAGATATACGGGGCTGCTTCACTGGCAGAAACCACCGGCAGGGCAAAACGGGCGTACAGCATTTCCTTGACGGTATCGGAGCCCACCTCACACAAAAACACACCACGCTGGTTGCGCTTTTTGGGCATGGTGATCACCGGCTTGCCATACACCGATGCCCCTTTTATGGGAAGCACAAAAAAAGTGCCGTGTTTCCTGGAACGTTGATACACAATGTCCTGGTCGATACCACCGGTATCCCAGCAGACGCGGGAAATGGAAATTTCAGTACCGTCAGCATGGCGGTATTTTTTCCGGATCACCGCATCAACACGTTTAAGGGTGTCCTCGTCCTCCGGTCGCCCCATGATAATTTGCTTGTCAATCAGAAAGGCTTCTTCGCCGGGAGCCCAGCCCCAAACATAAATTTCATAGCGATCTTTCTGGGAGTCTATCCCTGCGGTCAGGTAAACCACCCGCAGGGGAACCTGCGCGCCATAGTGGCAGACTTTTTCCAGCAACAACTCAAAGCTCAGTTTTTCTGCCACGGCCTCTTCATAGGGCTCCCCGAGCGTGGTGTTAATGAACGTCTTGACGCCATTCGGATCCTTCAGTGCATCGAGCCAGTCATAAACAATCTGTACCCAGGTGGTGAACGGGCTGTATGCCGTCCAGATGTGGTACGAAATTGAGCGCGGTGGCGGGATTTCCTCATCACCGGCACTGTAAAATGTCAGGCCGTCACGCGTCCACATCCCGGTATTGTCACAAATCCAGCATCCGTCGGTCTGGTCAAGTTCCGACTGGCGGATCACACAGCCATTATGTTCACACAGGTAATACACCGTTTCGGGTTTACCCTTCTCCCATTTCAGGCCAAACGGCGTCGCATCATCGCCAAACTTCAGATACTGGGCCTCCCCGCAATGAGGGCAAGGGACATAAAACCGCATGAAATGCGCAGATTCATTCGCCGCTTTCTCAATCTGGCAGGAGCCTTTAATTTTTGGCGTTGAGCCGCGTATGGATTTAGGCCATACCGAGCCTTCGATACGTTTATCGCCAAGCAGCGTCGGCGAGCCTTCTTTTTCCACATCCGGTTCAAACGAGGAGAGTTCGTCATAGCAGACCACATCCACAGATTTTTCACGGTAGTTTTTAGCAGCGGCCCCCCCCAGGCACCAGAACCCCACGCCGGAGGAAAAACGCTTCAGGGTGAGTGTGTTGTCCCGATGTTTTCTGCCCAGCCATGGCGATAACGCTTTAAGGCTGGGGACATCCCGGAGCGTTGCTTCCACATGCGCTTTCATAAAATCTTCAGCTGCGGAATCTGTCGGCTGGAAGAGCAGGCTGTTACGGGATTTATGCTCAATAAAATACCCGACCACGCCCAGCAGCATTTTGGTGTAACCCACACGCGCCGATTTAATCAGATTAACAGTGCGGATCCTGTCGTGCCCCATGCTGTTCATAATGGCGACCTGAAACGGCAGGGTTTTCCACTCTCCTTCACCGTATGACGATTCTTTAGGCAGATAATAATTTTGATCAGCCCATTCAACCGGCGTGACCGGCAATGCCCTTATTAGTGGCTGTAATGCGGTTGTGACGGCGATCATCATATTATTCAACTGTTGTTCGGATATATTCATCGAGTAACTCCGGCAATTTATCCCCTGCCCGCGCACACTGATTCGCTCCCTTTGCGATAAGGGTTTTCAGATAATCAATATGACGCGGGGTTAAATCCGGGAACTGTCGCTGCATGGATAAAGGAATGGAATCAAGCGTACTGGACAATGCCATCGCCAGTTTGCTGAGGGCGAAAACGCAGAACCCTGAATCAATAAGTCTGCCTTCAGTTACCTGATTTTTTAATTGCTGTGCTATTGCCTGTTCTTCAGTCAATTTCCATCTGGCGATAAGTAATTTTTCTTCATAGTCTTCTTCGCTATCACCATCAGACACATCATTTTTACTTCTCCTCAGATACGATATGTAAAAATCACGCCAGGCATCCAAGTCATGATGCCCCCGTTTATTCGAGACCGGGGCACCCGGCAATTTCTGCAATCTGCGAAGCTGGCGATCGGTCAGACTCAAATGCCTGGCAACTTCAGTCTGCGTAGCCACGACTCACCTCGCAAAAACTCTCACCTCACAATCAGAAAACCGCTCATGTCCGGTTTGCATGTTCGTTTTTTGTACATGTCCGGTTCACAAAAAGCTTGTTTTTATATTTTTCATATAGTTAACCAGTAGTGAAACCGGACATGGTTCCCTGAAAATTTTCGTAAATAGCGCGTTTTTGCGCGTCCTACGACCCCCGGTGTTTCAACTCCCGGAAAGGACCCGCACAAATGGGAGCGTTTATCATTAACATTTACAGATAAGATGACGTACATCATTGAAACGCCATTCAGCCATATACCTGCAGCATTCGTAGTTGCACTCCGCAACTCTGCGACTACGGTTATAAAAGCATTGGCAACTTTTGCCACCGGCAAATCTTCCATGGATTTCCCCTGCCGGTTTTTTATTTTTGTCGATGCGTAACATTGCATTTACATCAATACCAGCTAATGTCATATGCATGTTTTACTGAAGCATGGGTGGTATTGGCGGTCTTCGCCGGCCGGTTCTGTGTAGCTGCTCCCTGTGACCGGTTTTTTATTTCTCACATTATCGCAGCCCTTCACTGAAGGGCTGCTGTAATGCAAGTTACTTGCGAACCAGACAAACGTCCTTGCCGTTAGTTTCAATACGTGAATACTGCGGTTTGCCATCAATGACTTCTGACATTACGAACACCTCACCCGGCTGCAGTTCAACTGCACCTTCCGGTAATTTCATACCGGCAAATACCGGACAGCCCGGATGGCGATCATCTTCTGTTGCTTCCAGCATTGACTCACCAAACCACGCCGTTGTGGCGCGACCATCAGCAGCCTTGTAGTGGATCAAGTACTGGTTTTCGCCATCCGCATACTGCGCGCGGGCTTTAACCTCACCCCATTCATCACTGATGCGCATCTCCACCAGTTGAGACAACTCAAACTTAAACGGAACAACAGCGGCACCAATTGCAACCGGTTTATTTTCTGTTTTTTTCATTATCGTCTCCAAATATAAAAAGCCCCGCATTTGCGGGGCTACAAACAGGCATCACAGCCAGTTAGCTAAGTCCGACAGACATAAAATCATCACTACCTAAACGATGGGAACCATAACGAACTTCATACTCCCCATTCAATTCAGAGCGTTTAGACTTTGCGCCATCCTCCGTCGCATAAATACCGACCAGATGCCACGGTTTGTCACGTACTACAGCCCAACCCAGAACCCATCCCTGATTATCAGGATCAGCCTTCAGGTTATTTTCTACAAACATAGTGTTCTCCTTTTGGGTACCCAGAGACATTCTATGTCATTCATGAAACCGGCAACAACGTGGCTGTTACAATCCCCGCCATATTCGCGTTCAGATCACATTCAACAGAAATTTCTTCATCCGTGGCATCCACTTCATATGTCCGGGAATAACATTCCGTGCATTTACCACTGAAGATATCCTTAACCAGAACACGTCCACGCTGCAAAACCCTGAATGGAATCGTTCCGTTAAAGGGCTTTACGGTTACCAGTAATCTCTTCATATCCCCTCCGGATAAAAATACCCCTTGCCGCCCGGGCAGTTGCTTGATTCGGCAAGATTTAGAATGAATAAGATAAAATTGGTACACGCAGCAGAATTTCATGCTTTCCGGACGCTGACACATCCTTCATTTTTCAGCAAAATATTCTGCTCTTACGGGCGATCAGCTCTGCAGACACTGTCGAACACCGTCGACAATTTCGCAGACCTGAGAAGCCGTATCGAAAAGCTGGCGCGCCTTATCCAGGCTGACGCATCCCACCAGGAAAAAAGGCACCAGTATCGCTACCAGTGCCCATTTCGCCGCCGTTCGCGGCATTCTGTGTGTCCAGTGTTTTCGCTTCATCTCACTATCCACCAATCAATCCGGATAAGCTCAATACTCGCCAGGCGGTGGAAATGAAAATGGCAACCAACATTGCTGAAAATGAAAGGCCAACAACCACACAGAGAATTCGCGCCAGTTTTATAATGCTATCTGACATATTTACCCCTGCCCCACTTACGATTTCACAGCAATGATCAATTTTGCCATCCCATACAGAATCGGAGACACAGCGATACCGACAGCCACCCACTTAATGGCAAAAGCCACCGCTCTGCTGATGTCATCAGTTACAGGCGCTTTCAATTCAAGGCCGTTTTT